TAGCGTTAGTGATAAGTGCAGTGTTTGTGACAGTTGCACCACCGTTCAGACGTGCTAGGATGTCTGGGTGGTTGATTAGGATGTCACGTACTTCTTTACCAACAACCATTGTGTTTGGCTTGAAGCCACCAGACTTAAGCTGCATAGTACGACGAGCAGTAGTTACGTCAACGATTGGTGTTGAGTTTGTGTAATCTGACCACTGTGTGACTTCTGCGGCTGTGTCGTTGTCTGCGTTAGCAACACCTGTGTACTCTGTACCCCAGATTGATGCTGCGAAGAAGTTAGTTGCGAACTGCTCTTCACGATGGATCAACAGACGGTTAGTTAGTGTCTGCGCACCTGCTGCACGAATGTCTAGTGCTGCATCTTCGTTAGCAAGAGTTTGCTGATCGAAGTCCATACCTAGTCCGTAGACATCAGCATAGAATGATGCGTTTGATAGTGACATACCGATGCGGTTGACTTCTGTGCGTGGTGCAAGAGCCTTAACATCACCTGTACGGTTCATGTTGTCACGGTCATAGATGTAGTATTTGTCAGACTGTTTGTCTACGCCTACTGTTGGGAAAACCTTATCAGCGATAAAGTTAGCTTGATCTTGTACATATGCGATTGTGAGGTTAGTCAACGGCTGGTCGATATGTACCGAGTTTGGTGTTAGCAATGGCATTGTTCTATATCCTTCCTATTGCTGGTTACGCTGGTACTACGTTGCCGCCTTGGATCAACTCAATGGCAAATACTTGACCATCAACCGCTGCTTCCAAAGCATAACCTAGAACGACATCACCTGCTGCTGCTGTTAAAGCATCACCAGAAGCGTCTGTTTGAACTTGTGCGCCAGCAGCAATAGTGCCACCAGAAGTTACCATTACTTTACCAGAGATAGCAACTGTTGCAGCTTCACCTGCCGCAGGGTCATTCAAAAGAACGCCGATTGCGTTTTCACCAGCAGCGTCAGCTAGGTCGATCTGACCGTCTGACTCTAGTGTTACGAATTTAAATTGTGCCGACGATAGGTCTTCGCCAGCAATGAATGTCCGTGTGTCACGGGATTGCATTACAGCCATAATTATTCCCCTTTATAGCTTTTGTTGATTAGGGCTTTACCTTCGTCGGTTTTAGCTACAGCAGCATACGCTTTAGCATACTCACCCTTTTTCATCTTGTTCTCTTCCATATAGGTTTTGACAAGAGATTCCATTTTATCAGCAGCAGTTGCGAACTCGCCATCTGCGTCTGACTTTCCGACCTCTTCCATGCTTTCTGCGAATGTCGCATCAGCAGCTTTCAAGGCTTCCATTACAGCTTCTACTTCACCGAACTCTGCGACCAAAGACTTAGCTACGTCTTCTGCAAAGTGTGGTAGAGCATCTGTTGCACGTTTTGTTAGTTCAGCATCAGCTTTAGCTAGTTCAGCTTCTTCTAGTGCCTTCAAGATAACAGCAGGTACATCAGCTTTGTTGATTTGCTCACCTTCATACTCAATGTACTCTGGTTCAGCTTTCTTCTCAATCGAGTCTGCTTTAATTACAAAGCCGTTCTCAATAAGAGCTTTACGAAGGTCTTCGTTCTGAATTTTAAGAGCATCGTTCTCAGCTTTAACAATGTCAAGCTCGTCGATTTCTACTTCTTCAGATTTCTTCATTTCAGCTTCATAAGCCTTCATAGCTTCTTCTTCATTCATGCCTTTGTCCATGTATGGCTTTAGCTTTGCCTTTAGGTCATCTGACATTTTTTCTACTTCTTGTTCCATGTTGTCTCCATTGGAATCATCACGCTTGAACAAGGAGACCATTGCCTGTGCATTGGCAGGACGATCTACAAGAGACAGTTCATCCAGTTCAAGCTGTTTCAATAAATTAGGCACTATAGTCCTCCTTGATTGCACGACCCCCAATAGAGAAGGCCGCTAACTCACCAGATTTGACCTTAGCCCAAACGTCATCATTATAAACTTTAAATGCGACGATCCAACCTTCACGGTCACTCTGTATGCCAAGGGACTCACCAATCTCTTTAGTGACTGGCATGGAGTGGATAACCGCCCCAATCTGATCCCCTTTGTGCATTTCTTTACCTACACGAACATGCTCCATAAACTTGTTTACGGCACGTACTAACGTGTCAGGTTCTATTACATCGCCTTGGCGGTCAACTACTGCTTCACCCTTTTCGGTTACTACAGAGGCCCAACCATAGACCATGCGTTGTTCTTCGTCAGCCTTGAGGATTTGTCCCTCGACTGATTTTGTTAGTTCAGACACTGATGTGCCTCCTTCCCACATACGACAAGACCAGTAACGAGCAGAGGTCTTATCTGTTGCAGTATCACACGAATGACGACTACGGAAATTAGCACGAGCCTTTGGGTTATCCCTACGGATTTCCATGTTAGGATCACCAAAGGTAACTCGTTTTACCTTGTCGCCATCTTGCACGAACACTTCAAACTTTTTGTTGCCACCTTGAATACGGCGAGGCTTGTTTAAAGTTACTTTTTCGCCTTGGTATTCAGCCTTGGCAAATTCTTCTTTCATGATCTCTTGTACGATGACCCTGAGAGCCTCTAAGCGATCCACTGAGTGGCCTTCTTCCTCTTCTGGGTATTCTGCCCCTGCAAGCTCTGCATTGCGTTCTGCTAGGTCTTCATAATAGTCCAAATACTCGTCGTGATTAATAGCTGGCATATAGACCGCCTGACCATTATACTCATGTACGTGAATTGTACCACCTAATCCCATATCCATAGAACGACTACGGGCTTCCATCTCTGTCGTAAAGACATCATTAGCATATTGTGCCTTTAGCATCTTCTTCTTGCTGGAAGACGGATGAGATGAGGGAAGAAGGTCTTTATCATGGTTAGCAGACTTAGAGCCACTAACAATCCGTAGGAAGCTATTAACACGAGCCATAGCCCATTGTTCAGGGGACTTAACATTAGGGCGTACAGAACTAGGGTTCGTCCGATAGGCTCCAACACCACGATCATATACTTGCTCCAACATCCGCATAGTTACTTTATGCTTGGACTTCTTGTTATGGGCTTCCATTTTATTCTTTAGGGCAGTCTTAGGCATTAACCAGTAACCTTTGCTAAGTAACCTTTAAATACACCAAATACGACAGTGTTGTTTGCATTTGCATCAGCAGTGATACGAACATCAGCATTCTTTGGTATGATAACAGCAGGGTCTAATTCTACGTTCCAAGGGCCACCTGAAGCTGCACTAATAGCTGCACGTTGAATAAAGACACCACCCGCCTCACGAACCTCTAGGAAGAAGTCTGCTGAAGCATCTTGTTTCTTACTGACTGAACCAAACCCACCAGTGAGAATGTAGTAGTCAGAGTTGCTGAAGGTTGTAGCCCCCTTAAACGAACCCTGAAGACCTTGAGGGATATCTAAGTGTATCTTAGTTGCATCTGATGGTACACCACCAACAACAGTTGTATTTTCATATACTGTAACACGACCAACAAGTTCTGTGCCGTTTGAGTTGTATGCATGTGATACACGAGCTACGGGAGTGTCTAAGGCTACAGGTGTTTGACCATTAAGCTGAACAGTCTGTATTAGAAAAGTAAACTTAGAGTTTACACCCGTTCCTTCAACTGTATGACACTCTATAGTGATCTCTTGTGTGTCTGCTGCTGAAGAACTTGAGATATACTCAATCGTATTATCTGTAACGTAAGTCTCGTTACCGCCAACAGTCCATACAGTAGAAAGTGTGTCAGCAACAAGGTTAGCAGACTTACCAAACTTAATAAGAGACTTGGCTTTCTTGTCTACAGAAACTACATCACCATACTGAGCTTGTATCTCACGTTCAGCTTGAACCAGTCGTCCATCAGGGACTTCATAGGATCGTCTTTGCCAACCACCGAACATTTGCTCTATTTCCTGTATCTCTTGAACTATTATAGCATTCGGATCATCTGCACTGCCAACATCAGGGAATGGCGTAAGGATGTTTGATGCTGATAGGCTATGAGCCTGTGTTAGTGTAGTTTGACCTAAGTCTGGTGTACCTGTTACTAATGGGGTAACACCGAAGTTCTCTACCTCTGTTGCATTGACGCTAGGAACGACAGGAATGCCTGTAACTAGGTCATTTGCTTGGAAGCTATGGTTTTGTACAAGACCCGCACTTGAAACTACAACCTGACCAGAAACAATAGCTGTAAGTGTTAGGTTGTGTGTCTGTGTTACAGATGTAGTCTGAACTACAGGATCATTGGTCTGAACACTATCTGCACCTACATTGTGATCTTGTGTTACAGCCGTTGTGTCTAAGTCTGGAGAACTTGTGGCTACAGAGGTAGAGCTTAAGTCATGGCTCTGTGTAATCGCTGTTGTAGCTAAGTCTGGGGGGCTTGTAACTACAGAAGAAGGACTTGCGTTATGGTCTTGGGTAATACCTGTAGTTTGTAGGACAGGTAACCCAGTGTTTATATTAGCAGGGCTTGCATTGTGGTCTTGACTTATTGATGTCGTATCAAGACTTGGAGAACCTGTTGTTATACCGTTTGTAGCAATGAAGTTGTCATTGATAAGCGGTTCACTGGCTTCTGTGAGAAGAAAGTCAGTATTCTCTTGTAGTATCCTGCTGGACATGGCCTAACCCTTATGCTGGGTCAGGGATACCGATAGTAAAAGACCCTAGAGAAAATGTATTACCAGAAGTAACAGACTGAGATGTTGTTAGGTCACCAGTTGCATATAATGTATCTGTACCGTTAGTAATAGCGTAGAATGCAGCAGTACCTGTACCTGTTACACTTGCATCTGAAACTGCGCCTACAGTTACTTCACGACCACCACCTGAACGATCTGCTGGAGAACCTGTCGTAATAGTAGAGTTACCTAGAGTGTAGGTAGTTGTAGCTTCTGCATAGGTAGTAGGTTCTGTAGAACAGATGTCAATACGTGTACCGTTTGTCGTTAGTGTTGATAGACCGCTGTCAAATACGGCATTAGCTAGGGTTGCCATCTTCTTCTTCCTGTGGTGTTGTGTTTACATCTGCATCGTATCTTAGTTCAGCAATATCCATCAAGTCTTGGATAACCTCTGGATGATCACTTACGTTGATATCTGCACCATTCAAGTTTCTCAAGAAGGCTGCAATCTCACGTAGATCGTGTGGTGCAACGTCACCTGCTACAATAGTTGGCATCAGGTCATAGTTCAGACCGTTCAACTCCCATAGGCGTTCTACTAACTGTTTGTTAAGAACATCAACTATGGCTTGGATGTAACTCTCAAGCGCACGAAGGAACAGGTCTGTCTTAGACTTGGATAGTGCATAGGAACCAGTGTTGCCACCACCAAGCATAAGAAACTCAGAAAGCACAGAACGAGCAATGTCATGCTGGTAACGACGAACAATAGGATCAATGTCTATGTTACGTTTACCGTTAGATGCCATCAACTCTACATCTACGAGCCTATTCGAGGTAGGACTTCCGTTACTATCGGGGTATGTATCGGAGGGCAGGATAATATATCCTTGCTCGTTAAACTTGACATCTCTGAGTATCTGCTGCAAGTTTCCGACAAATTGAGCCTGTGCGGTAGTAGCATCAGGACTGAGGTACTCAGCAGGAATACGAGCCACAGGAATACCTGCAAGTTCACGTTCCACTGCGATAGCTTCAATGTTCTGTAGATTATTAAGGTACTCGTAAGAAGTATAGGCATTACGTAAAATAGAACGACCAGCAGGATCATTGTTGATAGCAGTAGTACGATAATATAGAGACTTACGAGTAGGAATATAACTTGTATTATTAAACCCTGATCCTTCTTGGTGAATACCTAAGACATCACCAGTCTTTTGGTCTACATCAAACTTAGAGATTGTCCAAGGCGCACGAGAAGCAATCTTACGAACACCAATACGTCCATCAGTAAACTTAGAACGGCGGCGGTCAGAACGACTGGTTGGGCCACTACGTCTTTTATATACGACCTCAAACCAAGCAAACCCAAATGTCAGGGACGACAAAGCCTCTGATACGTGGTCATCTAAAGTGTGATCCATGTCTTCAAAGACACTCTTCACAAAGTCAGCCTCACGTTGCGCTTCTGCACTATCGTTAGCTGGCATAACCTTAATGTCTACATCACGTAGGACTTGCTCTGTCGCATACATAACAGCACCAATAGTACTGTCGTTATCCCGCATCTCACGATACTTACGGATAGCTCTCTTGCCACGAAGTTCTGGTAGAAACTCATCTGCACGGATTTGACCGTTATGTGTATTGTCACCTGCAATCCCTAGTATCTGGGTTGCTTCCGTTTCTGAAAGTTTCTTTGCCATGATTCTTTTTATACCTACTATCTAGG